ACAAGCCCTTCTGCAATGCCCCAGTCACCATATACGGCAACACGAGCACGGTTGGGATTGCGCTTAATCATATCTTGTAGGCTTGCGATATAGTCATCGTTTAGCCACGGATTATCTGTATATGTGGTCGTAAAGCTGCGTGTGTGTGGCCTCCGTGTATCTTCATCGAAGAACTCACTTTTAAGCCAGCTTCTGTCGCTCCAAGGATTGAATGTGATAACTGTTTGGTAGAATCCATTCGGATCAGGAAGAATGCCTCGCAATGATTCTTCAACAGTTTCAAAAGCAGATTTTGACTTTAACTCAAAAGCCTCTTCGATCCACTCACGACAAATAACGCCAACATCAGTCGTGATAGAAGTTATCTTGAGCGCATCATCTAGGCCTCTAAAGAAAATCTTTTGGCGGGTAGGCTTATACGTTATCTCAAGCGGTGACACCGTGAACTTAAAAAGATCGTACACTCCGAGATCACTTGCTGCTTTTTTCAAAGCCGCAAACGTGGAATCTTTGTGTGTCCCGAAGTATTGTCGTATGACCAGCCAATTGACGTAAGAATGAGCAAGAATATCTACAATCACCTTACGCGCAGCAGCAACCGACTTACCAGAACCACGACTGCCTTTGTACGCTAGATAACGTGCATTACTAGTGAACATCGGATAATAAGCAGGCGAAACGATTTTCGGTATATCAATTGTAATGTCACTCATTATCTTTCTGCTCCTCGCTGCTGTTTGGTACGATGATATTGACGTTAACAGCATCTGTGCCATCTCCGTTATTTTCACGTTTTGCCTTGGCTTCCATGATGTCAGCCTCAGCTTTGGACTTGCGAACGTCAGCCTTAGTTTTGGCAATCTGCTGATCTTCGAGTTCCTTGCTTGAGTTTCTGAGCATGCCCTTATACTTCAAGTACAATTCAAGAGCTTCAACCTGCTGTTTAGGCCCCGGCGAATATTTCATTGTCGTGTCTTCTAGCATCATCTTTTTAATGTTGTCGTATGTCGAGCTTCTGGCAGTGATCTCACGGCCCATGCCAATATCAAGCAAGTGGATGATTTCCTTTTCAACATCAAGATCAGCCTTGCGTTCAATCGGTTTCAGTCGCTTTTCGATGTACTCTTTAATTTTAGGTGTTTTTAGGGTCTTCCCGGCGTTTGCCCCAATGTTCTTAGGGGAGTATCCAGCAGCTCTCGCAGCCTCTGTCGCGTTGCCTCCGTTGGTTAGATAGGCATCAGCGAATGCTTTCTGCCGTTTGCTTAGTTTCATCACATATCACCACACCTCCCGCGCCGAATTTGCTTGTCACAGTCATTTGCTTTTGGATTGTTTTTGACGATATTCGTTCAGTGCTTTGTCTAGCTCCGCAATGAATGATTCGCTGAATTCTGCATGATCTGGCAACTCAACGCCTTCGATTCTATCCGAAATATTTTCGTCGCTCTTTTCAATCATGATTTTCCCTCCGTGTATTGTTTGATCTTATCAACCTGTAAGTCGCACCATTCATCATGTGTGCCGTCTGCCTTGTAGACTGTTACGACTGGGAACGATTGATAGCCTAGCTTGCGGAAGCGCTCAAGGTCGCGTTCATCTGCTGTGATAGTTGACACCGGCATGACCTGCTTTAGCTTCATCGCTGTGTGGCGACACTTCTGACATTTCGGTTTCGTGTAAATTACAGCTTGCATACGTGTTTCTTCCCTTGATATCTCTTCAATGATTTTTTGCTCGGTTTTGCAAACGTAGCCGTAGCTAACGCGTTTCATGCCTGTCATGCTTTCGCCACCGCCCACTCGAATGTGTAACCGTGGTGAGTTTTGCACTTGCCGCGAAGGCAATCAGATGTGCGGCCTTCTTTTAGTCCAAGTAGCCTCGATGCTTTGCTTACACCGCTGAAGTAGTAACGATTTCCCAAGCCAGTGATGACGTAGATTGGTTTTTCTCTCGCTTTCGTCACACGCTCCACGCGAGTGCCATACGTGTTGTTGTAAAGGGCTGTACACCACTCGAGATTTTCAACTTGGTTATTAGTTTTGTCCTCGTCTTTGTGATTTACCTGAGGCAGATTATCGGGGTTTGGTATGAACGTTTCAGCAACGATGCGGTGAACAAGTTTATTTTTCTCGCTTCCGTATCGATATAAGCGGACATTGAGATACCCTCCGCGGACTGTGCGGCCAGCGAGCACTCTTCCTTTTATGCGGTGCCCTTGTGCGTCTTCGCGATCAAGGCTTCTTACTCTGCCCAAGTCGCTAACTTGGTAGAGGCCTTCATATCCTTCAATGTCTTTCCAACTCTCACGTTCTTCTTTAAACATAGTAGATCGCCCTCGTGTCGTTATCCGAATATTCGACCAGCTCAAACGTTTTGTGAGCAACAACGCCCAAGTCATCTGTCCAGCGGTCTGTCGGTTTCCTCGTTGAAACTTGCCGTTGAATGAACCCACCAAGGTCGCGAGACATTTCGCTATGCATGTGGCCAGTAAACAATTCGCGGTTCTGTGCCGTTCCAAGCATGAAACCATATGCGTCTAAAAATTTCGCAAGGTAGTTGTTCTTGCCCTTGTCACCATGAGTAGCACCAATGAAGTTGTGGCCTAACATTGTGCCTTTGTAATGCTTCAGTGATATATCCCAAGTGATGTTCGACTGGTTGCTGTAGGCACGTTTTAATAGACGTGCAAACATATATCCAACTGACGGGTCGTGGTTACCTGGCGCATACATGACCTCACACTCATTGGCATTCTTAATGATTGCTTCAATCAACGTCTCGAAGTATTGTTCCATTTCATTAACGGTCTCGCCTAAGTCGGTTGTTTCGAGCTGTGTGCCCTTTGCTGTGGTTGAGTTGATATTGTCCACATGAGCCAGATCACCGCCCAGAATGAGCAATATTTTTGCGTAGTGGCCGCGTTGAATGATCTCTAGCTGCCGTTTAAGAGACTCAGCATAGATGTCAAACGTGTGACCGTTGAAATGCGTGTCGAAAGCAGGAATGACCAGATATCGATCTGATTCCACAAAAATAGGAGCCTTATCTTGATACGGCTCCTTGTGTGTGATGATGTCATTCATCAATGATTCATATTGTTCAGCCTCAACTAACGGCCTAATTTGTATCTTACTTTGATACAACGTTGCTTCAGGCGTCTGCTTCCAGAAGTTGCTTGTGGCACGTACAAGCTCCCACTTGGTGTAATCATACCCGTGAGCTTCCAGAACCTCTCTAGGCGTCATTTTGTGACCCCTGACAACCTTTAGAATGGTTTCACTGGATTGTGTTCCGTCTGAATCGTATTCATTCTTCAATGGCTTTTGGAACTCGATGCCAAGCCGTCTTGCTTTTCCCTGAAGCGCATCATAACTAATCCCGAGCTTGTCTGCCGTCTCTCGTCTGGTAAAGCCTTCAGAGGCGAGCTTCCTAATGTCACTGATTTGTTCATCTGTCCACTGCATCTACTCGCCTCCCGAAATTTATTCTTTTACGTATTTCAGCAAGAGTTCTTCTCGATATTTGCCACTTGTTGTGAATGCACGCTTTTTTTTAAAAGAAAAAACCACCTCAGTATGAGGCAGCTTCGTGTATTCGCTGATATATATTTGCCTTGCTGGGCAGTTCGCAAGCCACCGCTGGAATGAATCATTATCAAAACCACCGTAGTCTGCGAATGTTCCAAGGTATGGTGGGTCGCAGTATACAATATCATCTTTTCTTATGTTAAGAAGTCGATAATCAAGTGTTGAATACTCAATCGAATTCAGTTGCTGTAGTTGCTGTAGTTGCTGTAGTTGCTCGATTCGATTAATCCGCAAAATATTGGCAAGCTGATCATTATCAATGCCTGATCTGATATTCATTTTTTCCAGTCGCCATTTGTGAAACATGTTATATTTTCCCGCAATGCTGGTTTCATTTTTGGAATATGAATAAAGGCCATCTAGTTTTGTACCAGTATTTCCCCAAAAAAGTGCCCGCGTCAGTTGCAATTTTTCTTTTTCGATTTTCTTTCCCCACAAATAATCGTGTAGGTTGTTGCTGAAGCTCCAAATAGTCAGAACAAGAGTGCGCTCAAGCGAATCTGGCATGTTGTCTCGCCACTTGTAGAACGTTTCGCGATCCATATATACGTACTTCATTAGATCAAAATGAGGCTTGTCTTCGATCAATGCTTTCAACAGATTAACAACCGTTTTGCGCCTGTCATTGTAGATTACTTCGCCCCACTTACCTGAATTAGCGGCAGTCAGGCTAATTGATCCACCGCCACCAAATACGTCAACGAAACGCCCACCCGCTGGTAAAGCATCAATGATCTGCTGCGCCTTTTGGCTTTTGTTACCGACATATGGAAGACCGCGCATCCATTTTTCTGATTGTTTCAAATTAGGTTCCTCCAAAAATATGTACAAAAATAGCACCTCACCGTTTGGCGGAGTGCCATATTCCGGTGCCTACTCCTAGGGTTTACCAGACTTGATCCTATGTGAGAGATGGGAATCGAACCCACGCATTACCCGCCTGATGACGGGGCGCTTTTCCACTTAGCTACTCTCACTACTTGCTGACACGAATCCTAGATACCGCGCTAGGCCGCTAAAGACAGATCTGTCATCCGGTGTAAGCGTGTCTTCTTACACTGGCCATTTTTGTTTGCTCGCTCGCCCAGTGTCAGATGGGGTCATCGCAAGCTGTGTCCGGTCGCTAAACTGGACAATGTGGCATGCGGGAATCGAACCCGCCTGACTATCACGGTCAGTCCATTTGCCACGCCTTGCCACAGCTTTATCATCACTGAGGCTCGGAGGAAAAATGCGGTGTCTCAGGTTTCTCACCTTTGGCACAATACAATAATAAGGCGGAAATACGGTCGGTTGTTCCCAACATTTTCCCAACATTTTCCCACCTAGCTTTTGTGGGGTTGTTCGACCAGCTCACACCAATCAGCAAATGCTAATAGTGCTTCCTTTAAATTTCTATAATAAGCAGATTTGCTTAAATGTAGTTCCTCAGCTATCAACCACCACGGCTTACGTTTATCTAGGGAAACAAGGTATGTTTCGGTTAAAATAATTCTGTATTTTTCTAACTCGACTGCTCTAATAGCTTTTTCGCAGCAAGCTACATATCGAAGCTCGTCAGCGTGCGATACGAGCTTGTCCTCGGCTTTGTTGCCATAGCTTGGTGACTTGGGCATGCCGTCCATCACGGGGCTTCTTAGCGCTATTTTGGTGCGTTGAGCGAGCCGCTTGTGATGCCAGTAGTTCTCCAAGACCTCTTTGGCGTTTTCAATTGTTTTGTCATGATCAATTGGGCTAAAATATCTCGTTGCTCGCACCACTGCGTCCACTCCTTATGGTATAATTGATTTTGTAAAAGTTTGGGGAAACGGCGTGCC